TGACTGGGCAAGGTTCTTTACTTCTAAGGCTGTGGCTTCTGCTTCTACTGCATCTTCGTGGGCATCATAGGCATCATCTTTAAGTTCCTTCGCATTTGTGGCTGAGGCAAACTTATTTTCTGCTATCTCTATAAGATCTATAAAATCATCTTGATAGCCAAGGTCATCTACGCTATCGTTAAGTTTCTGTATTTCTTGGGATGCTACTGTGAGTGGATCATCAGAGTGGGCTTCCTGGGGGGCTATAAGTAGCCAGCCAAAGGCTAGAACTGTGGCTGTTACTATTCTTAGTAGTCGTTTAATTACCTTTCCCCCTTGCAGACGACATGTCTGATAGGATGATTATACCATTTTATTGCACAAAAAAGGGGCTACCGTAATTGGTAACCCCTTTAATGTTGGACTAATTACTTAACTAGAGTAACCTTAGCCTTTGGATTCTTCTTGTTCCACTTTGTAGCAAGTGCATTGAATGACTTCTTCAAAGAAGAAAGTGCTGCTGCATTATCTGCAGTCAACTTAGCAATCTGTGCATCCTTAGCAGCAAGAGCAGCATCTGATGCTACCTTTGCATCTGCAAGTGCCTTATCTGAAGCAGCCTTTGCCTGAGCAACTGCTGTTGTTGTGTCGTCCTTGAACTTTGCAAGTTCTGCATTCTTAGCAGCAAGTACTGCATCTGAAGCAACCTTTGCAGCAGCAGCATCTGATGCAGCCTTAGCAACGGCAGCAGCAAGAGCATTCTCTGCAGCAATCTTTGCAGCAGTCTGTGCAGCAAGTTCTGATACTAGATCACGAACTGCAATCTCTGCGAATGGTGCAAGTGTTGGAGCAGTCAAACCAACTACTGCTGCTGCAACTGCATCTGATGATGTTGTTGGTGCAAAAGTAATTAGTGAGCGTGTTCCTGTTGTTGGAAGAGTAGCCTTAAAGGTTGCTGTTCCAAAGTCTGTTAGAGTAGCACCAGTTGTTACTGTTGCTGTATCCATAACTGCTGTTGAAGCAAATACGGTTGCTGTAATTGACTTACCAGATACTTTGTTGCCAAATGCATCTGTTGCAGTTACAACGATATCCTGCTTAGTTCCTGCTGCACCTGCTGAAGGTGCTGAAACTGTTAGGTTGTTGATCTTACCAGCAGTACCCTGTACATAGTATGTAAGAGTTGTTCCACCGTTGTTGATTACAACTGTGCCAATTGCTGTTGTCTTTGTGTAGACAAAAAATGTTGCAGTTGTTCCAGTGCCTGTTGCAATTGTCAAAGATGATGATCCTGACGATGCTCCGACTGGTGCTGCTGATGTGTGTAGTGCAGATACGATTGTTGCGTTAGTTGCTACTGCAGTAACTGATGTTCCTGCTGCTACTGTTGCCACAAAGCGTAGTGCATCTGCTGCATCGATTGTGTTATCTGCTGGTACTGGCAATGTGGCAGGGGTAGCAATTACACCATTAGTTGTATTTGCTGTTCCATCTAGCGTTACCGCTACTGTCATTACTGTAGCATTTGCAGGTGCTACGGCGACCATGCCCAAAGTCATGGCTGCAACCACGGCTAGTGCGATTTTCTTGAATGAATTCATTCGTTATTTCTCCTTGTTTATAGTGTTTTTAGTCTGTCCAAATAGTCTTTTATCTCTTCTATTTGGCCAGGTTTATATTGTATCACATTGCGACTTTCCAAGTCAAATTGCTCTTCTGGAGTCTTTGGTCTATCTCTAAAAGTATGGACCTCTACTTCAGTGTCTATATTTTTTGGGGTATGTGATATTGCCCCAAATATTGCTCCACACACAGCATCAGCCAAGTCCTTTGACTTTTTGCGTGGGTGGTCAACTCTGTCATTTTTCATAATCTTTAACTGTGTTAGTTCATCAAACAACAAATCAATTGCAGGCATAGCAAGTCTTTCCTCGTATACAAGCATTGCCATATCCTCGTAGTGCTTCTTAGCAACAGAAACAGTATCAGTTTTCATTCCAACCTGCTTTAATTCATTCTGAATATCAAATGATTGCCAACGGTCAAATGAAACCATGCCAATATCAAACCCAAGTCTTCTAAGGTTTTGAATCCATTGCTTAACTTCTGACAGATTGACTGGGCCTTCTACCTTTGGTTCCCACCATGCTACTGCATCTACTACGACTATTGGTGCCACCTGTTCGTAATTATTAATTACCTGTATGTTTACCCATTTTTCTACATGTGCAATTGCTACCGCACACTTGTCATGCTTTTGTGCAAGGTCAGCATGAACATAGTATTTCTTTGTTGGATCTGGTTTAAACGATTCATCAAATCTTTTAAATGTATCCACAGGGTTTCTTAATGTCATGCAGGCTCTTACCTTGTCTGCCTGTTTAAAAAATGCATCAGAAGCAAAAGTTGGAACACATGCAAAGCGCATCATTGCATCACCAAGATCAGTCATGAATGCAATCATGAAGTCGTCAATCTTTCGTGTAGGGTTTACTTCCCATGTAGGTCTCTTTAGTGCAAATACTCCAGGATATTTATATGATGTAATCTGATCTTCATCCCACGAAATTTCAAACGAGTTGTCTGGGCTATCTTCTGGAAGCAGTGGGTTGATAGTAAACTTATGTGTTCTTTCTACAACCTCTTTTTCAGCAATGACATCATCATACTTTTCTGAAATAAAGTCTCCTGGATATCTTGGGAACGAAAGAAGAACTACCTTTCCTAAGTCAGGGAAACGAGAGTCTACAGAACCACGAAAAGCCTTGTAGATGTTGTCAGCAGTCTTACCTTGTTCATTTCCTGTTCCAACCTCAGATGCAAAACCAGAAATCTCATCAAGAACTGCAAGTAGCAAGTTCAAACCCTCATGTGACTCACGCTCTGAGTGGCCAGAATAAACTGTGATAGATTTGTCAAACTCAACTGAGTCTGCCTTAGCATTATACTTTCCTGCAAACCATGGAGATCTTTCAATCTTTGATTTAAAACCTTTAAAGAAAACATTCTTTGCTTGCTGTGCGTTAATAGCCACGTTGATTAGGTCGATGGCATCTCCAGAGGGCTTACCAAAATACTTTGCTGGGTCTTTAAGGCATAATAGTTTATATACGATGTATGAGCATGCTACTGTTGATGTAAAGTCTTTTCCAGATCCCTTGCCAAGTTGTAGGATGATTTCATTCTTTGTGTACTTATTGTAGTACTGAGACCCCTTCTCTTCGCCCATTATGTTGATTAGATCTTCTTTACGATAAATCTGGCTCATTGCCTCAACAATATCGTACTGAATATCAGACAGTGGTGGCTGCCCTAGGTATGCTTCACCTTCAACAAATGTTCTTGCATCTACTGGAGTCTCTTCAAAATGATCATCTTGAAGTGCCTCAAGAAACTCATTGAACATCGTGGACAACTGTAATCACCTCATTATCCTTTGCAAATGAAGAAAGTCTACGCATAATTTCATCACGAACCTGTGGATACTCTGATGCAATATCTTTTAGAATAAGCACAAGAATCTCTTGACGCTTTTCAATTTCCATCATCTCTTCAGCAAGTTCTTTGTTCTCAAGAAGTCCAGCCTTTTGTAGCATATCAATTCGCTTAGACTCAATGTCCATAACAAGTTTAATTGCAGCAGTCTTTGCACTAAGATTGTTAGTCATAGACGCTTCATCAATTACCTCGTATGTGCGAGAAACTAACTTACTGTAGTGTGTGTCTGCAGCAGCAAGGGCTTCCTTAGCACGAGCACGGATAGCATCATTTGCAGATGCCATAACCTTCCACTCATTGATAAGTGTTACAACCTTTTGTCGTGGGATTGATAGTTGCTTAGAAATAACTGTTGGATCATTGCCCTTTAGGTATTCTTCCACTACCAAGTTGACTTGGTCAAGATGCTTAACTAGATCGTCTTCAGTTGACATACTTGCCTTCCAGCCTGTTGATCTCATCTTTAATATAGAAAATTGCCTTCTCTAAATCTTGTATGGTCTTTGCTTCATCCTTAAGTCCTGCTCTCCAAAGATACTTGAATGCATTACCAATATTAAAATTACGATGACGAGTTATCTCAATGCACTCAATACCCGATGGATCTGATGTATAGTGCAATGGATTATTTACTTGGTCAACTGTTATGTTTAGGCTTTCACTCATCATCATCCTCCATTTCAAAAGTATCTGGCATTCCTTTTAGAGTTAGCGTTGCATAGGATATACCAACTGCTGCAACAAGTGACAGTATGAATAAAAAATATTTAATCTTTTTCATCGCTTTGATTTCCTTAATCCAAATTTAGCAAGATAGACATAGATAGTTTCCAAGGAACATCCACACTCCTTCGCAATCTCTTCTGGTGTTTTTTTATCCATAAGGTACCTCTTACGCATAAAAGTTTCACTTGTATATAGTTTAGCAGCCATGATGCTAGTTGTCAACTCCAATTGCTTTTCCCCAATTCTTTAGTGCCCAATGACCAATACCACAAGCGTCTGCCACATCGTTATCTGTAATAGATCTATCATAGATAGTATTGATAAATTTAATTGTTCTTTCCTTACGAAGGTTTCTTTCATAAGATTTATACCAAGATACTGACTTGCCTGGGTTCTGTGAACGTATGTATAGTTGTTCATCTTTTGATATTTTTTTATTACCAATATAGTTTTGCCATGTTATTGGAGATACCTTACCTATAACTTTTGTGCCTGACTGTCCTGCTGAGCCAAGTATCGCTCCTTGAACTAGAGCAAGGTCTGCAGCAGTTTTAGGACTATTCATAAACACTGTGTGCTCAATAACTATTGCTTCAAACCCACCATAAATATCAAAAAAGGCTTTTACTTTTTTACCAGCATCCATTACCTTTTCGTAGACATCTTTTCCTTCAAAGTTAATCTTTCCAACAGAATCAAGATCTTCTCCAGAAAATAGTGCAAAGGCAAGGCTATTGGTACTAGCGTCAATAGCACAAATTTTATGTGGCTTTAGTTCTAGGCCCCACTTATTTTTTACCATTTATCCTACCTTTTATATCTTTCATTGCTTTTGTAACTGCATCTGGATTGATAGCGCATGAAGAACAAACTGCGTCATCATTATATATGGAGAGAGGAGAAGAGCAAGACTTGCAGAGCCTTGTCTTCCCCCTTCTTTTTTGTCTTTTTGAATGCAAATATCTTTCAGCAATTTTTTCTTTTGTTGCTAAATCTCTACACTCTGCAGAGCAGTATATTTGATAAGATACTGACTGCGTAAAACTTTTATCACAATATTTACAATTCTTCACCGAGAATCTCCAGAGGCGCTATTTTTAGTACGCCTGTACCTGCAGACTCACATGCTTTTTTAATTGGGCATGACTTGCATATCTTGGAGTTTGATCTATAGTTTTTTGTTGGCAGGGTTTTATTTTCCCATGCCTTTCGAACTGATCTCATCCAATCAAATGCCTGGTCTACCCACCGACGGTAATGATCGTTTACATCTACTGGGATCAAAAGAAGTTCGTGATTATTTTTATTTTCATAAATCATAACTCCTTTTGGTCTCTTTAGAATCTTCATGTATATAAGTAATTGCATTAGGTGGCCATTCTTTGCCTTACCTGATGCCTTTCTGTATTCGAATCCCTCATTCATCATTGTTTTAATTTCACCAATAAGTTCTTCTCCTTGCCAATCAAACATAACATCACCGTATCCAAAGATAGGTGGGTCATCATGCTTAATCTTAAACTCTGTTGTAGGCTCATTGTTTTCGTCACGATAAACCTTAACTATTCCAGCATTCATCATTGCATTTTGAATTCTTGCGTGAGACAGTGTTCCTGCAGTCATGTTTGCTGCTGCATAGGCATCTGCATTATCTTCAAACACTTGTCCATCAAAAGCAAGATACCAATATCTAGCACACTCACCGTGTCCGTATGCAATAGTAGATGGAGCAAAAGTCTTCTTTGTTGTATGCTTATCTACACGAGTAATCGTATATCCTTCTTTGATCTTTGCTTCAAGTCCTGCTATATCCATAGGATGGATTGGCTTTTCCTCTGGCTTAATCATAACCGTATGTAGTAAATTTTTCGTCATTAGTTTTCTCGTTTCTATTAGTATAAGTATAGCAGACTATCGGGTTATGTATTTCAATGCAGACACAAGATTGTTGATAGACTCTGCTGCCGTATAATAAAGATTCTTCTTGCCACGATCTGACTTGTCAACATTGGCCATCCATGTAGCCTTAAACGCCATCTTAGCAGCGATAGCCTGCAGCCTTACGATCTCCACAGTAGCCACATTGAGCGGTATATCTGGCTTAATAATTATCTTAGCAATGAAGGTAAGGGCTGTTGTAAGTTCCTCATCTTCCATATAGTCTGCAATTTCTGACAAACCATTTACCATATCTATTGTTGTTTGTTGTTGTTCCATTATTCCTCCACCATGTCTTCTAGAATACTCATCTCAATTATAGCAAGTCTTACTTTGGCGTTACCCTCGCCTATTACGACAACGATGGCTGGATCCTTACCATTCTTCATGGCATCAGTTGTTGCCTTGGCCCATACATCTTTATTTAGTGTAAATGACTTTCCTACCTCTTTGAAATCTACGACAAAGTTTTTCCAAGAGGCATCTCCCTTTTGCGTATTACGCCCAGAGTTCTTGTGCTGCTTGGCACCTATTCTTTTAGACTCACTCTTCTCCGTCAAAATCCTTCTTCTTTCTTTTACCTAAATAGACTTTTGTCAAGTGCTTGTCTTTGCACATCCAACTTAACATTTTTTCATCTGCATAGCATCTTAGTGTTGGAACTATAGCCTTGCATGTGTGGCAAACCCATTGACCTTGATATATAGTAAAATTAGCCATTTAGTTTGGCCTTGATTGATTCTTGCAAATCAAGATCCTCCCTTACACGATTCACAAATGCTTCCTTGCCCTGTACCTTTGTACCATCAGGAAGGATATACCATGCTCCTGTACGCTCTACAATACCGTTTAGTTCTGCGGTAGTAACCAAATCACCAATGGTATCAAGACCAATATCGTCACCTCTAAAATAAAAATCGTACTCACCAGACTGGAACCCTGGAGAGGTTTTGGAGAACTGGAGTTCCCACTTAATAGTTCTACCAATTTTTTCTTCAATTAATTTATCTCCTACCTTGATTTTGCCCTTAATCGCTTGATTGTCTGACTCTGAAGAAAAGAGTTTAATAATACATGAGGAATAAAACTTAGTAGCCTGACCACCAGAAGGCTGCTGGCTAGTATACATAGCATTGATATTATTACGAGACTGAGAAATAAGAACAAGCAGAGTTGGCTTAATTTTATTGTTTGCATAGTTAAGCATTTTCCATGCGTTACTAAAGTCACGGGATTCGGCTCCAATCTGTTTGGTGTTTTCTAATGCCTTCATTTCATCTGTATCTTTTTCAAAATAGATTGCTGGAAGCATTGATGTAATAGAGTCTACCACAATTAGGTCAACGCCAGCGTTCATCAATCCAACACCTACGTCTACCATGTCGCTAATAGTTCTTGCTTGTGAGTAGATTAGTTTTTCTGGATCTACCCCAAGAGTTCTAGCCCAGTCTTCTGAGTATGACATCTCAGAGTCAATCCATGCACACAACTTGCCCTCTGCCTGAGCAAGAGCAATCATTTGAAGGCACATAGAAGACTTTGCGGAAGACTTTGATCCCCAAATAAGAACCTGTCTGCCATAAGGCAAACCTCCTCCAAGTGCACGATTCAAACCAAAACTTGGTGTTGGCTGATACTCATAGTTAACACCAACCCCAGTTCCTAATCTTTTTCTCAACTTGGGATCAAGTTGTGCTAATGCTTCTTCTACACTAACTGACATGTACATCCTCCAATGTTACTGTTCCGTCTTTAGTTTTTCCAAAATCAAACTTATAAGATTTTCCTTCTTCTATACTCATGTATGCCTTTGCAAATGCTGTAGGAAAAACTGTAACAGAATGAAGGTCTCTGCTTGTATCTGCAACAGTAAGAGATGCCATCTTCTTTCCAGCCTTTGTAATTCTTGGCTTAAATGAAATAACGAACATCTCATCATCCTTGTATGGAAGTTGCTTGTAACTTAAGAACTTTACAAGAGCATGTGACGATTCTTTTATCTCATCTGAAGGTATGAAAGAAACAATCCTGTTATCATTACACAAGACCAGATAAGAACGACCCGTCTCAATAGTTGTATTTTCATCGTCAAATATACCGACACTGCCAGTTTTGTCCAAAATTTCAACTCGTGACCATCCTGTTCCTCGCTTAATTGATTTTACCATACCCATAAAGATGTATGATCCCTTTTCTTCAAAGTCAACAATATCCTGAATGAATGCATAGTAGTGAGAAGGAATAGTAATGTTAAACTCTGGAAGGTTTAAGTATTCATACAAGTTCTCTTTAATCTCCTGATCATTTCTAGGATTATCATTAAAGGTTGCAGCACCAATAGCCCTTAGTGCCTGGAGTGCACGGCTGTTTACTCCGTTTCCTTTTGTAAATGTAAACTCTTCGAGTTCTTTATATGAACTAAAAGGTCGTGCTGAGATATATCTCTCACCAATTTTGTCAGATATGAACTTGATAGCACTGAGTCCAAACCTAATACCTTTACCCTCAATCTTAAAATCAATATCCGAATCGTTAATGTGAGGTAACTTAATGCTAATCCCCATTCTTTTTGCTTCAATAAGGTATTCAGTTCTTGCATCTTTGTCCTTTTCATTCTTTAGCACTGAGTACATAAACTCAAGTGGGTAGTAATACTTTAGCCATGCTGTCCAGTAAGATAGCGTTGAATATGCTACTGCGTGAGACTTGTTAAATGAGTACCCTGCGTGAGCCTCAAAGTCATGCCATAGATCACGAGCAAGATTAGGAGCAATAAACTTTGATGCACCCTCTACGAACTTCTCTTTAAACTGATCAAATTCTTTAGCATCTTTTTTCTTGCCAATGATCTTTCTAACCTTATCTGCTTCCGACATGGACATACCGCCAAGGTGTACGCATGCTTGCATAACTTGTTCCTGGTAAAGAATACAGCCATAGGTGTCCTCCGTAAATTGTTTTAGTACTTGATGAGTATAAGAAATGTTTTGACGACCATGTTTACGATCAACATAGTCCTTTCCAATAGTATTCATTGCACCTGGACGAACAAGAGCATTTGATGCTGCAAGTTCATTTAGATTTTTGACACCCATCTTAACAAGAAGGTTTGTATATGGTGCTGCTTCACACTGGAAGACACCCTTTGTGTGTCCATCTGATAGCATCTGATAAACATTTGCATCGTCCATCTTAATCTTAAGAAGATCAATCTTTTTTCCATCTCGCTCTTTAATAATATCAATTGTGTTCTTAAGAACAGATAAAGTCTTAAGACCCAAAGCATCAATCTTAATTAAGCCAATTCTCTCAGCCTCTTCCATATCAACACCAACGACTGGAATTCTTTCATCAGATCCAGTAGAAGATCTTGTTTCAAGTGGTGCGTACCTAAAGATTGGTTCTTTTGCAGTTACAACACCTGCAGCATGGATTCCTGTACCACGAATTCGACCACGTAGTTGCTCTCCATAAATCTCCACCTCTGGATACTTTTCACGGAACTCATATGTTGATTTAGATGTACAGAAGTCATCCCATGTGTCTACAGTTTTCAATACTTTATTCACGTCCGATAGCGGAATGTTTAATACTCGTGCAACGTCTCTCACAATTCCCTTACCAGTAAACTGAAGGAATGTGGCAATAGATGCAACATGTCGATACTGTCTAACAAGATAGTCTTTTACTTCTTCACGACGAGTATCTTGAATATCTGTATCAATATCTGGGAAGTCATTACGCTCTGGATTGATAAAGCGGAAGA